TGCTGTCCATATGCCGCCTGTGCCGCTAACTTGACACAATTTCATCCAGCAACTGAAGGTCCACGTCTTGCGGTTGCCGGCGGATGCGGGGGTGCGGGACAAGTAGGCACTGTCACTACTGTTGAAACGAACGCTTCTGCTAATGGCGTATCCACCGCCGCCAGCATCAGCGCCAAGCAGCAGACTGTTGTTGAGGATGCTCATTTAACGTCGGAAATCAGGCGAGCGGTGATCCGAGTGGAGGATTCCACGTAGTAGGCCAGCACGTCGGTGGCGCTGGCGGTCAACGTGGGTGCTGTGCCGCCAGGGAACTTCCAGTAACTACCAAACGCCATGGTGTAACTACCGCCGTTGGTGATCACGATGGTGCCCGATTGGCCGGCGGTGATGTTGGTCGGATTGGCCAGCGTGGTGTTGGTGGCAAGGCTGAGGCTGTAGTTGTTGGCTACGGCCAGATCGGGGGTGATGGTTGCTGCCGAGGTGAGGGCAGAGACGCTCCCTCGTTGTGCTGCAGTGAAGCTTTGTGCCGCGTTTGTCACGGCGACATTGGTGATGGCGCCGGTGTTGCCGTTCACCGAGAGGACGCCGGTGTTCGCAACGGCGGTGCCGGTTACGGAGATGCCGCTGCCGGCGGTGATGACCGTGATGTTGGCGGTGCCGTCGAATGCGACGCCTTGGATGTTGCGAGAGGTGGCGAGTGCGGTGGCGGTGCTGGCGTTACCGCTTAGGGCTGCGCTGATCGTGCCGGCGCTGAAGTTGCCGGACGCATCGCGGGCGACGATGGCGCTGGCGGTGTTCGCGTTGGTGGCTGTGGTGGCCGAGTTAGCAACCTTGCCGGCGGTGCTAATCGTGGCCAGCTTGCTGTCGGCAATAGCGGCGCCAGCCGCAATGTCGGCGTTGACGATCGTGCCGGACAACACGATGGTGCCGTCTGCGTTGGGCAGATAGATCGTGCGGTCCGCTGTCGGGTCTGCGGCCAGCAGGCGGAGCTCGTTGGCGTCGTCGGTGCTGCCCTCGAAGACCAGGCCGACGTTGGCGCCGAGGGTGACGTCGCCGGTAAAGGTGCCGCCTGCTTTGGGGATCGCTGCGGCGGCTAGGTCGTAGGCCGACTTGACCGCAGTGGGTGTGGCAGCGAGTACCGAGCTAGTGGTGCTGACGCTGTCGCTGAGTTGCACCACACCAGAGACGCTGGTGGAGGCGGAGGCGACGCTGATCGCAGGCGTGGTGGTTCCGTTGCTCACCGAGATGGCGCCGGAGCCTGAGACGCTGGTCACGGTGCCGACGTAGTCGGCGCCCCACTCGAGGCCGGTGTCTGTGGTGCTGTTGGCGCGGAGCACTTGGCCGTTGGTGCCGACGCCGAGCTTGCTCAGCGCGGTGCTGCTAGAGGCAGCGAGTAGGTCGCCCTTGGTATAGGTGGCGTTGCCGGTGCCCCCCTTAGTTGCGAGGAGGGTGCCGCTGGTGATGTTGTCGGCGTTGCGGCACTCGTTGGAGACTTCCTCGATGGCGGCCTGCACGTTGGTTGCAGAGACGCTCGCGCCGGGCGTGAAGCTGACGTTGTTTGCGGACTGGGCAACGTAGGTTGAGCTGACGTCGATCTCGGTCCAGATCGAGCCGTTGCTCAGGATCATGTCCGGCGGGGACAGTGATGTTGCGGGGGCGGGTGCTGTGCCCGTGCCGCCGATGGAGACCACGACGTAGTAGCCGCTGTTGCTGCTGCTGGCTGAGGGCAGCGCGTTACCGACCGTCAGACCAATCGAGGAGCCCTCGGTGGTGACGGTGGCCAGGACGTTGTTGGTCGCGTCGTAGGTGCCGGCGAAGATCACCGAGCCGGCGGAGATTCCGAGGGGCTGCCAGACGTTGCCGTCCCAGAGGAAGAAGGACTCGTCGAGTGGGTTGAAGAAGATCTGGCCGATGAAGTCGGCGGTGGGCAGCGCCTCGCCGAACTTGGCGGTGGAGTAGTTGGCCAGCTTTGCGCCGGTAACGGCGTCGTCGGTGATGAACGCCGTGCCGAACGTGCCGCTGGTGATCTTGCTCGCTGCTAACGAGGGGATATCGGCTGCGTCGAGCGCGGCACCGCCAGTGACGTGGCCCTGCGCGTCGATCGTGACCTTGGGGTAGGTACCGGCGGTGGCGGTGTTGGTGTGACCGATGGTGCCGTCAGTGACCGATAAACCCGAACCGGGTTGGACGATGCCCTTGGTGCTCGCGGTCGCCTCGGGTAGGTCGCCGGGGACAAGCGCACGGAAGGTTGGCGATGCATCCGCGCCGCTGGTGGGGCCGGCAAATACACGCGCCGCACTCTGGGTGTCGAGCGTGGTGGTGATTGTGGCGCTGTAGTTGTCGGGGTAGGTAACCGAGAAGGACAGGGGCGAGCTGTCGCTGAAGGTCAGGGTGCTCAGGGATGCCTGGCGGACCCAGCTGGTGCCGTCCCAGGTGTACTCAATGCTGGTGTTGGTGTTGAGCCACTGTTGACCGATGAAGGCGCCGGTACCCGAGGGGGTTGCGGCGGCGACGATGGCTGCGGATTGGTCCGCGAGCTTGGCGGCTGTGATCGCGTCGTTGGCAACCTTGTCGGTTGTCACCGCGCCGCTGGCAATTTTGCCCTCGACGACGGCGCCGCTGGAGATCGTGGCTGCGAAGGATCCGGTACCTGACCCCGTTACGTCGCCGGTGAGCGTGATCGTTTGGTCGCCGGTATTTGTGCCGGAGCTGGTGCCGCTGTGGGTGCCGGAGAAGGTGCCGGACTGGGTAGCGAGAGAGCCGAGGCCCAAGGTGGCGCGTTGGGCGGTGGCGTCGGCGTCATCGAGGAGGGCGCGGCCCGCAGCAGTGCAAGGGATTTCCTCGACATCGCCCGCACCTGCGGTGCTGCGACCCAGCAGCACATTGCTGCCGGTGGTGTCCTGCAGCTTGGCGTAGGTGACGGCACCGTCAGCCAAAGCAGCGGTGCCGAGGTTGCTGGCTTTGGCGGTGGTCACCGCTCCGTTCGCCAGCTTGGCGGTAGTCACCGAACCGTCGGCTAGCTCGGGGGAGACGTCGGTAAAAGCTCCGGCTTTGTAGACCTGCAGCTTGTTGGTTGTGCTGTTGAGATAGCCACGACCCTCAAAGTTGTTGGTGGTCGGGGGTGTGTTGTCGACGTAGATGCTGCTGTCGTCCGCGAGCTTGGCGGCGGTGACGGCGTCGTCAGCGAGGGAGGTGGTGCCTAGTTTTGTGGCGCTCGCTTGGTCGAGCTTTGCGAGGTCGATCGAGGAGGCGTCGACGAGGTCAAGACCGGCGTCGACTAGATCTTTTGCTGTGACCTTTTTGGTCTGTGATGCAGAAACGTCCGCGATAGGAAGGACGTCGGTAGCGGCGACCGACTCCTTGGCGAGCGCTGTAAGCTGCGTGATCCGCTGGTCAGCCAAGGCTCAGCCTCCGAGGACACCCCTACTGGTATCTATGTTAGTCCTCTGCTTCTTGTAGCAGATATTCGATTGACTGCTCTAGCTCGATACGATCATCGTCTTCTTTGAGGACGTAGCCGACGGGTTCGCCGATCAATAGTCGGATCTCGCCGGTAGTCACAAAGTCGATTCGACAGGTGATCAGATCTGTGGAGCTCACCGTCACCCCTGCGCGGGTGACCATCGCAGACATCTCGTAAAAGACGTTCTGTACTGACGTATTTAGCTCGCGATCGGTTAAGTACAGGGCTAGGTCAAACTCGCTGCCAATGTCGATCCGCTGAATCAGTTGAAGCATCAGAAGGGGTGTTTCCTTGATGCCGGTGGTCTCGTAGTCGAAGAAGCACTCGATCGTGCCGTTTCCGCTGATTAGGCCCGCTGCGTAGTTTTTTCGGAATCGGTCGCTGAGGGTCGTGCAGTCGACCGCCTCGCGATCTGTGTTGAGCTGGTAGTCGGACACGCAGCCGAGGATGTTGGAGCTGACGTCCCGGACGGATACGGATGCAGCGAGGGCGTTACCAACGAAGGCATCGAGGACGTACTCGTTCGCCCTGTTGTTGTTGATCGCGTCCTCAAAGCTGGGGAAGAAGCGGAGACCGCCAACAGCGTTGACGTTGACGTAGGCGGAAATACCGGCCTCGACTTGGCCGGACGGCCAGCAGCCCGCGGTGAAGCAGACGAGGCCGCGAGGATCCGTGGTGTTGAGGTCGACGCGATCGCCCGTGAGCAGGTTGTCGAGGGCGGTGTCGAAGCTGAGCCGGTTGAGGACGGTGTTGATGTCTGCTGGGCTGATCGTTTCTGACAGGGCATTTCTGCCGTCACGGGTGCCGCGGCGGATGCGGACGTTGCCGTTAGAGCCCAGGAAGTAGGTCATTACGCCAAGACTTCGACGAAGTCGCCATCGACGGTGAACTGGATGGGCACCGAGCTGAGCTCTCCGGTGCTCACGGTCACCTGGGCACTGGTGATGTACGCGTAGAACTTGATGTCGTCTGCCTCGTCACCGCCGACGTTCAATTCCATGTAGACGCGGTCGGAGTCCGTAATGGCCCCGGTCTTCATGATCTTGCCCAACAACGAGGTGAACTCGGTGTAGGTGGTGTTTTCGCCGGATTCAAGGCGGTAGTAAAGCAGGGTGGCGCTGCCACTGGCTCCTTTGACGCCGGGGGTGTAGGTATTGACTGCGCTGTCGACGGTGTTGGTGTTCAGCAGTTCGACGGTTGTTTCGAGGGACCAGTCACGGATCTTGGCGACAGGCTTCCCTCCAAAAACCAAGGAACCTGTACGCCCTGTGTAGAAGCCCATGACGGTATGGCTTGGCCTTTTTTAGATTAGCGAATTGTGAAAAGTCCATCGCTAAAGTCAGCGATTAGGCTCTGCCCGCTGGTGTCGCAGGGGTGTTCTGTTGCGCGCACGGTGATTTCACCCTCTTCGTCCATTTGAACCTCGACGACGCGGAAGACACGCTTGGATCGTGCCGCGGTGCCAAGCACAAATAACCAGCCTGCGTAACTAGCTAGCCCAGAAGCTGTGTTGTTGGTGATCGAGGTGGTCGTGGTAACGACGGCGGAACCGCTGCGGTACAGCAGGACGTTGTAGGTACCGTTGGGGATGCCGTCGACGAGGGGGACGTTGAGGACGCCGGCGTCTTCGATCTGCCCGCTGTAGATGCCCTGCCACTCCTGGAGGCCGAGGTCGACGTAGATGTAGGCGCCGGGGGAGAGGGGCGTGTCGGTCGGGAAGGTGCTGAACTCGATGGTGCGGCGGACGTGTCGGCGCTGTTGGCAGAGCAGCTTTCCGTAGAGGATTGCCTGGCTGCGGTTGGTGACGTACTGCGAGATGTCGAAGGTCTGGCGGATGCCGGTGGCGTCGGCTACCCCGGCGAGGCGGACGTCGACGCTGGCGTTGCGGGGGAAAACGCCGTCGATCTCGGTGTCGCGGTAGATCACGGTGGCGATTAGATCCTGGACGCCGCTGCCGTAGTCGATGAACTCTTCTTTGTAGGAGCCGTCGAGGATGTTGCCGGCGTTGAAGAGGGCGGTGACGGGGACGGAGCGGGTGATGTTTCCGGCGTTGTCGCAGGGCACGGCGGGTACAAGGGTTTCCTTGCCGCCGATCCGGCCTAGCTCGAGGAGGCTGTAGGGGGCGACCTCGGCCCAGAACTGACGCCAGGAGGAGGGGTCGGCGATGACGCCGTCGAAGAAAAGGCGGTTGGCCCGGCAGAAACGCTTGGCTTTGGCGAGGGCGACGAGGTCGATGCCGCCGACCTTGGCGTATTGGCCGATGCCGTCGACGGTGTCGAGGATCGTGTCGAGGAAGACCTCGGGGGCGTAGCTGGTGGGGGTGTCGGGATTGGTGCTGTAGGTGCCGTCGTCGTTGAGGCGGCGGACGAGGCGGCCCTTGTTGACGAAGACGGACATCGAGCGGAGGTCCTGGACGCCCTGGCCGCTGTAGATGTTGAACCCGAGCATGGTCAGGTTCTGATATAGCTGCGGGTAGTTGGTGAAGGGTTCGGTGCTTTGCTCGGTGACGGCTTTAATTTCGAGCTCGGGCCCGTTGTCGAAGCTGAAGTTGAGTTGGGTGTCCGAGCGCATGGAGAAGAGACCCCACTCGTCGAGTTCGGACGGGTTGCGGTTGAGAGGGGCGACGTAACCGTTGCGGGCTCGCAGTTTGCCCTTGAACGTGAACTTGCCACCGATGGGGCCGGCGATCTCGCGGACGGGACCGGCGTTCTCGATGTAGGCAAAGTCCGCGACGCCGTGGAAACGCATCTCGGCGGCCGTGTCGGCGATGGGCTCGAAGCGGAACTGCCACTTGCCGGCGTTGTCGTCGGCAATGAACTTCAGAGAGATGAAGTTGTCGATGTCAGCGCCGCGGCGGATCGCGAAGATGCGGGGGACTCGTTGCCAGACGCCGTCGCCGCCGGTGCGGCGGTACCAGAGCCAGAAGAACATCGAGCGGAGCTTGAGGCCGTTGTCGCTGTCCTTGTACTGATCCATCGACACCTCGCCGTAAGTCTTGGCGCGGCCTTGGACTCGCTTAAAGACGCGGGCTTTTAGGGCGAAGTCGACGATGCGGCAGGGGGTGATGGTCTCGTAGGACGCCTCCTCAACCTTTACGAGGCACTTGGTGTTGAAGTAGTCGTTGAGCATCTCCGGGTTGCGGAGCACCTGCTCGTAGTAGCTGCGCTCGCTGATCTTCTGGTTGATTTGGTTGCGCCAACCGCTGTTGCGGGATTCGGTGGCGGCCAAGTCGACGTTGTTGGCGTCGGAGTAGATCGCAGAGATTTCCTCCTGGAGTCTGGCTTGTTGGCGCAGCAGCACTTTGCGGTCCTCGCGCAGCGTGCCGCCCTTGGCAGTGTTGAAGCCGTACTCCCTAACGGCCCAGCTGAGCTTTGCCTGCTGGTTCTTGAGGCGTTTGCTGAGAGTCTCAATGCGGCCTCGAGCGGAGCGGATCCACTCTTTGCGCCTGTCGATATAGCTTTGACTCGTATTGTTCTTCTTGCGCTCAGCGCTGATCTCTTCCTGCCACTCCTCGATGTTGTTCCGCTCGTTATCTCGATCCCGACGGGTAACGAGTACGCGCTCGGCGAACGGGTTGATGCGGTCGTCGTAGATGTCGCCGTCGTCGGTGAGGATGTCGTCGAGCTCACGAGGTTCCCAGCGGTTGTCGCGCAGATCCTCGATACGAGCGATTAGATCGTTGATCTGGTTGAGGCGGTTGGTGGCGTTGACGCCGACGCCCGGCTTGAGGACGGGTGCGGAGTCGGTGAGGAGTTTTTCGAGGGAGGAGATTTCGGCGTTGAGGCGCTGGATTTCGGCGGTGGCCTCGGCTTCGTTCTGCTTGAAGTTGACGGTGTTGTAGTCCTCTTCGGGACAGACGCCGCTCTTGACGCACTCGAGGTTGATGGTGAGGGCGTCGTCGTCGAGCTCCATGTCCTCGATGGGACCGGAGACACGGAGGTGGACGCTTCCCAGCTTGTAGGTGCTGGCGGAATCGAAGTTGCTGACGAGGGTGCGGCGGAGTTCGGAGGCCGCTTGGCGGACGTCGCTGGCGCCGCCTGTTGCGAGTTGCTTGAAGCGCAGGACGAACTGGTGGCCGACTGGAACGACGGGGCGGCTGTTGTCGAGCTTGTTGTCGGGCCAGTAGCTGCCGCGGTTGTTGAGCTCGATGCCGAGCTCCGCGTTGATCGCTTTGCCCTTGTCGTTGCGGTCGTAGTAGTTGACGTTGATGGGCGTGGGGGCGTACACCCCGCAGCGAGTGAGTGTTGAGGGGCTGAAGGCTTGGCTGAAGCCGTCTTCGCGTTGGTTGCCCGCGAGGGTGGTGCGGTAGGCGTAATCGTTGGCGGCGGCACCGAGGCTGGATGGGTCGACGCCGTCACCGCGGCGCGCGTCGTTGAACCGCAGAATGCCGCCCTGATTGAGGTAGAGCCACGAGCGCTGGGCGCCGAAGTGGCGGATGGGGGTCTGGCCGAAGGCTGTGCGGCCGATGGCGATGTTGTTGGGGTCGATGTTCGAGGCGCCGACGACAGCCATCATTTGCATGAACTGGCTGGAGCCGAAACTGCTGACGGCGGACCAGACGAGGGAGGTGTTGACCCGGACGCCGCCTGTTGCGTTACCCGTGTCGGGGTCGTTGTTGCAGTAAATCAGGTTGACGGGGTCACCGTATTTGGCCAGCTCCTGGGCGCTGTTGAACCCGAACCGGGGGGCGAAGAAGGCGTCGCGGCGGGTGCGTTGGTTTTTCTGGGCGGGGGCTTCGGGCTTGGGTGCCAGCAGCGCTGCGCCGACCTGGGCCAGAGTGCCGACGATGGTAAAAACGAGGGCGACGAGGCCGAAGTCGGCTTGGGGCGTTAAAAGCTTGTCGGCTGGTAAGCGGCTGTGGTCGAACTGTGCTTGGCAGAACTCGAGGTATTCGTCCGCGCTGATTCCCAGAGCTTCGATGAGCTGGTGCTCGTAGGGAAGCAGACGGCGGCTCATTTGTTTAGGCGGAAGTAGTGGCCGATCGTTGCGGGGACCGGGGCGATAACAACGCCGGCTGTTTCGTTGATAAACAGCACCTGACCGTCCTCCATAACTGTACCCATCGCGCCTCCACTAGGTCCCGGCAGAAGAACTACGGCGTGAGGTTGTGGATCTCTGAGGCGCTTGCCGTTTTCGAGTAGCCAGCGGACCATGAAGACGCGGGGGAAGGTCTCGTCGGTGAAACGCTCGAAGACCCAGGCGAAATCGGGGGCGTAGTCGTGGTAACCGAGGCGGTGGTGGACTTCGGCGGCGAGAAGGCAGCAATCAACCGTGCCGGAGCCGTCGCCGGGTTTAGCGGCCCAGGCGCGCTTGAGGCCGATGAGGTCGTTGAACATCAGCGGAGGTACAGCTCGCTGTTGAGGGGCAGCGGGCCGACGTTGTCCCGAGTGAGCGTGCGGGAGGGGAATTGACTGCCAACGCTGTCGATGGCGGAGCGGAAGCGGAGCTCGAGGGTGGAGTCGCTGTAGCTGGCGCCGATGCCGATGTAGTAATCGGTCAGCGTGGTGACGATCTGCTCGCTTGCGTTGAGCCAGGCGGTGGTGAGGGTGAGTTCGCTGAGACGGTTGCCGTTGGCTTCCTCGACGAGGCGGATGGCCACCTCAATGTTGGGGAACAGGACGCGGAGGGTTTCGTTGTCGCCGTTGAGGGAGGCCAGGGCACCGTCGGCGCGGAAGGGGGCGAAGGTGTAGGACTCGCTGAGGTACGAGCTGGACTGACCGACGAAGTAGTTCTGGTAGCGGTAGGTCTGTCCGCCGGAGGCTGTCAGCTTGAAATACTGCGCGATGCGGATGTTGGTCATCAGTAATCGAGCTCACCGCTAAGGGTGATCGTCACGCTGCTGAGGCCGGGATGGACTGATTTGACCTCGGGCGGCTTGCTGTACTCCCACTTGATTTGGGTGGGGGATTGGATCTTCGAGGTCAGCGAGCTGGACATGCCGGCGAAGAGTTCCGAGGGGAGGGTGAAGCGGTCGAGGCCGCCGTAGGTGCTGTCGTAGTGGGTGAGGAGTTGGGTGGTGATGGCGTCGGTGATGTTGTTGAAGGCGAGTTGGATCTGGTAGCCGTAGGCGCGGTTGCCGAAGGAGCGCTTGACGGTGGCGCCGGAGAGGGCGCGGTAGGTCTTGGTTGGGTATTGGCCGACGCTAAAGCTGCGTTCGGAGGGCTTGATGCCGGGGAATTGGGCGGCCATTAGCTGAGTCCGACGCGGTTACGAGTGCGGGGGCTTTGTTGCAGCTTATCGAGGGTCATTGACATACCTCGCTTAGCTCCGTCGCTGGCCGCTTGGCGGCGGGTTGCTGCCATTGCGGCCTCGAGTTGGTCGCGACTGACGTACTCAACCCCGCCGATATTGGTGGTCTCGAAGCTCATGTTGAGGATGGCGTTGTTGGCGGGGGCGCCGAGGCCGTTGCCCATGACGCTGCGGAGATCGCGGTTGTTGACGACGGATCCGCTGGTGCCGGGGACAAACAACTCGGGGCCGTTCTCGCCGATGAGATACGGGCGTTGTGAAGCGACGGGGCCGCCGGAGGCGCGAGGGGTGAAGCCCATGCCCTCGAGGGGGTACTGGCGAATGCCGGAGGTCAGGTCGCCTGCCCCCGCGTCCGCGCCGCCACCGAGGCCGGCGAAGAGTTTGGCGATGCCGATGGCGATGTAGGTCGCGATCATCTGTGCAGCAGTTTGCTGCAGTGCTTGGGCGACGGCGTTGAGGAAACTGGCGAAGACCTCGCGGGCTGTGGCGGTGCCGGCCACCATCTCGCCGATGCCGCGGGTCATCACGTCGGCGATGGCACCGCCAACTCCCTCCCAGGCGGATTGCAACGCCGTTGCGAGACGGACCTGCTGCTGCAGGGCGTCGACGGCGGCGGCCTGCTTCAGCAGCTCCTGCGAGTAGGAGCTCTCGAGGCTGATGCCTTCGCTTACGAGTTGGTTGCGGACCCGCTGGACGTTGGTCAGCTCGCCGTAGGGAGAGGCGAATGCCTGCAGCTGGTTCTGCAGGTCGATGTAGGTGTTGCGCAGGTCTTGGCTTAGCTCGTTGCTGACCCGCAGCTCGGCGTCGAGGGCCGTGAGCTGCGGGAGCTGTGAGGTGTAGTCGTCAAGCAGCTTCTGGATGCGGACGTCCTTGGTTTGGGCGCGCAGCTCTTTGAGTTGGGTGAGGAGGTCGGTGAGTGCGCCCTGGCGGGAGAGGGCTTGGTTGGACGCGCCCATGGGGGCGGAGCTCAGCTCGTCCCAGAGGGTCTGGGCTTCGTTGATCGCCTTCTGGATCGGCTTGCTCAGCAGGTTTTCAAGGTTGGCGCTGAGCTGCTCCCAGTTGCCGGCGCTAACGAGGTCGAGGAGGGCTTGGCGCGCGGCGGTGATGTCGCCGAGGAGTTGTTTGGCGCGGGCGTTGACAGCGTCCATCGAGCCGGTGTCGATGCCGCCACCGCCGCCAATTCCGGTGGCGTTGAACTTCAGGGCGCCGGGTGACTTGAGGCTTTGGACTCGATCGCGCTCTTTGAGAACGGCGTCGTAGGTCGCCCGAGCGCTGTCACGTAGGGCTTGGGGTGCGGAGGGGTCGCGGGTGACGAGGGCGAGCTCGGTGGCGATTGACTCGAGCTTGATCTGCGCAATGCGTTTTTCGAGCTCGAAGCGGCGGGTGTCTTGGTCTTGGTTCTGGCGGAGGACGTTGCGCTGGATGGAGGCGACTTGCTTGGCGCTGTCTTGGTTCAGGCGGGCCACTTGGGTGGCGACCTGGATCTTGAAGCGCTCGGTTTCGATGTCGAGGCGCTGGACCTCGAGGGCGGCGTCGCGCTTGATCTTGGCGGCGTCGTTGGCGGTTTGGAGCTCGGCCTCGAGGAAGTCGGCGACGGCGTTGGCGGCACCGCTGACTTGGTCGTTGGTGAAGCCGTTGCGGAGCCCGAGGTTGCTGTTCTTGAGGGATTGTTGGCGGATCTGGGCCTGGACGTCGAGGAGCTCGTTCTCGCGCTGGAGGTTGGCTAGGCGGATGTCCTGGACGCGCTGCTCGATGGAGAGGCGGAGGTCGCCGAGGGCACGTTCTTGTTGTTGCAGGAGGTCGGCGCGCTGGAGATCGAGGTCTTCCTGGGCGCGGGCACGCTCGCGGACCTGCTGCACCAACCCGCGGGACAGGTCGATGGCCTCCATCTGCTTGCCGAGGGTGGTGAGCAGTTGCTCGCGCACCTGCTCGGGCGTGAGTTTGACCTCGACGCCGACCTGCAGCGGACCGTAGCGGTCGAGGATCGCCTGCAGCTTCTCGGGGTCGAGGCTCGAGAGGTAGTTGATGGAGGCTGTGGGGCCGCGGGAGTTGGTGCCGCGAATCCCAAAGCGGTCGGCGACGACCTGCTCGATGGCGCGACTGACGTCGCGATCGAAGTTGGCCTGGTTGGGGCCGGAGAGATTGCCGCGGACAGACGTGCCGCTGCCGCGCTGGGCGTTGCGGCTTGCGAGGTCGGCGACGTTTTGGACGAAGCCCTTGAGGGGGCCGGCCAGGGCGGCCTGGATTTGAGCGGTCAGAGCCGCGAGGGAGCGGTTGAACTCGTCGGAGGCGGCGGCCAGCTCGCGGAGGTTGCGGACGCCATCGGAGCCGAGCTGGTTGGTGACGTCCTGTTGGGCCAGGGCGCTGGCGGAGGCGGCGAAGCCGGCCTTTTGCAGCTTGTCGCCCAGTTTCTCGAGCTCGCGGCTCGAGATGAGTGAGCGCTCCTTGAGGGTGTCGAACGCTTCGGTGGGGGTGTCGAGGGCCTTGCCCAGCTCGATGGCGGATTGGGCGAATTGGTCAATGGCTTGGCCGATGGCGCCGCCGAAGATTTGGCCGCCGAAGCCGCTGCCGATGAAGGAGCCGCCGGCTGCGCCGAGGATGCTGCCGGGGCCGCCGCCGAAGAGGAGCGGGAAGCCGACGCCGAGGGCGAGGTTCTCGTAGCCGGCTGCGTTTTCCTTAGCGATCTCCCTGCGGCGGCGGAGGTCAGCGACGCGGCTGGCGCGGTCCAGGGTGCCGGAGGCGACGCGCTGCTCGGCGCGGTACTGGTCGAGCAGCACCTTGTTGCGCTCGCGGGCGATCGCAATGCTGCGCTGATCGACCGCGGCCTGCTCGAGCTTGGCGGAGGTGATTTCTTTCTCGGTGCGCAGGGTCTGGGCCTGGAAGCCGAGGAGGGTGCGCTCGGATTGGACGAGGGCGCTGGTGGCCGCCTGGCGCATTTGTGCCTGGGCGTTGAGCATCGCCCGGTATTGGGGCGAGGCGGTCATCGTGTTGCCGCCGGGGAACAGCTCCCCGCGAGCGGGCACTTGGTTCAGGTTGTAGTTGGTGCCGCGCTGGCGGGCTTCGAGGGCCTGGATCTCGGCGTTGCGCTGGCGGGCGATCTCGGCGCTGTTGCGGTCCTCGCGGAACTGCTGGATGCGGGTGCGGAGCTGGGAGGTGCTGCCGAGGACACCGGCGCGGCTGGAGCGCGCGATGCGGTCGAGGTTGTCGGCCCAACGCTTGGTCTGGGCCGCTACCTCGGCGGAGAGGCGCTCGTATTCGGCGAGTTCGGCGTTGATCTGGTTCTGCAGTTGGGCGTCCCTGCGCTGCTGCAACTCGCGGGACTTCAGCGCGGATACGCGACGTGCAACTTCTGCGTCGCGGACGTCCTTAGGTTGCAAGCCCTGCGCCTGGCGGATCAGGTCGTTGATCGCCTTCTGCTCGGAGGCTTGCTCGCGCTGGACGGCGACGAGTTGCTCGGCGGCCGTTACGGCGTCGAGGGTGGAGGAGTGGAAGGCGCCGCTTTGGGTGACCGCGTCGCGCAGCTGGGCGTTGAGCTCGTTGAGGGTGCTGCCTGAGATCAGGTCGGCGAAGCTGGTGTTGACCGCCTCGATTTCTTGCCGGAGGGCGCCGACACCGCCGGTGAGCTCGGCGATCTTTTGGCGGGCGGTGGTGCCGACGGCCTTGTCGATGGCGGCGCCGAGGCCGACGGCGCTGGCGGCGGCTTTTGTGATCTGTGGGGCGAACGCCAGCGCGGCGACCGCTGCGAGTCCGAACGCTTCGGGTACGTGACCCAGCTGGTTCAGGATGTCAGTGACGACGGCGGGAACTCCGCCGAGGGCGTTGTTGATCGTCGCACCGGCTGTTGCGGCGAGGCCGCCAACGACGCCGAGCTTGCTGCCGAGAACGCTGAGTGCGGCAGTGGCTTTGCCGGCGGCGAGGGTCAGGCCGCCGACGGCGCCGCGTTCGGCGATGCCGCGTAGTTGTTGGCCGACCTGATTAACTTGGCGGCCAATATCTTTGCTGTTTAGGCTGAACGTAAAGTCGCTCAGCTTGTTGAGAGTTTTCTCTAGGCGACTGACAGCACTTTCAGCCTGCTTAGTGTCGGCGCTGACCTTGATATTGGCGTCGTAGTTGGCCAAGGCGCGCCGACCTGATCACGTACAGCCAGTTTAGGTAGGCGTGTGGGCCTACCTCCTGCGCTTCGCTTTCTCGATCTCGCGCTGCTGCTCGTCGTTCAAGACGCCGAAGTAGCAGCTCCAACCGATCACTTCCTCCGGCGTCATGGCTGCGCGCAGCGCCGCCAGGGTCATACCGAGTTCTTTGGCGACGCCGAATTGGAGCAGCAGCCAGTTGTCCTTGGCGAGCTCAGCCTTTAACGCTTTTGGGGTCGAGGGGTTCTTCGGCCTCCTGCAGGAGCGCGAGCATCAGCTTTTGGAGGTCGCCGTCGTCGACTTCGTTCTTGAGCACGGCGATGTCGCCGCTGCTGAAGAGGCGCTGGCCGTTCTCGTCGAGGGCTTTGAGGACGAGGAGTTGGAGGGCGAAGGCGTTGGCGTCGTCGCTGCCGGCGTCTTTCTGGGCGCGCTCACGCTCCGCCATCACGAGGCGGTAGTGGTGGAACTCGAAGACGTCGCCGTTGCCGAGGGTGACGGACTTTCTGATGAGGCGGCGGTCGGCGGCCTTCAGCAGGCGGTCAATGGCGCGGCCGGAATTGACCGAGGGCATAACTACGCAGTCACGTACATACGGATTCTAGTAGTACGCAACTGCACAGCAAAAAGCCCCCGCAGAGCGGGGGCGGCTGGCTTCGAGGGGGCTCGTCACGCGGTGGTGACGAGATCGAAGGTGGGGGAGGAGCTGGGACGGAAGTTCACCGCGACGGCGATGGCGTCGTCGGGGTTCACGGTCAGGCTGGCGCTGGTCAGCACCACGGGCATCTCGATGTAGCGGCTCAGCGTGTCGCTGACGGTGCCGCCCGAGTAGACGCGGTCGATGTAGAGCTTCACGAAGGCGCCGGTTTGGACGCGCTGGATGATGTCGTTGATCATCCGGTTGGCGAAGTTCTCGTCGTCCGAGGTGAAGTACACGGTGGTGGAACCTGTGCCCTCAGCGAAGCCGGCCACGTAGCTGCGGAACGGCGCCTGGGAACCGGCCTGTTGGCCGATGGTGGTGACGTCGATCTCGGTGCGGGTGATCTCAAACTGCCACTCGCGGACTTGGCCGACTGCTTCGTAGGCCGCGTAGGCGACTTGGAAGTAGTTGTTGCCGGTGGCGCTGCCGTCGTCGCTGATGCTGATGACGGCGCCACCGTCGGTGGCGGATACCTGCAGGGCGCCGTTGGAGGCGGTGTAGGAGATCACGTAGTACGTGGTGCCGGCGCTGATGCCGGCGGGCAGGGTGCCGGTCGGGCTGGCGCCTGCGCTGTTGGCCACGCTGAACTTCACGGGGTCGCCGACCTGGAAGCCCAGGTAGGTCTGAACCGTGATGGTGTCAGTGGTTGGGTTGACGCCCGATTCGCCGAACGTGCCGATGGTGCCGGCGGGCTTGTAGTAAAACGCGCCAGACGTTCCCGTAATAACGGTCGCGGTCATGATTGGTGCCTAATGAACAGCAGGTGGGGGCGCTGTGTGGGGGCACGACGGGCACAGCCCGGCTGTAACTACGCTAACGCGCGGTTACCTTGCTACTTAGATAACTCGCGCTTGGAAGGGAACACTGAGGCGGGTTAAGTAGTGCGGTTGGCCGTCGAGTGCGAAGTACGAGGGGCCGACGATTCCGCCGACGCTGCCGCGCACTCCGTTGACGGCGGTGGAGCTCGTGGCGTTCATTCCGTTGAAGACGGTGATCGCGGTTTCGATGAGGACTTGACCGCGGCCAGGACCGACGCCTTTGGCGTTGTAGCACTCAACAACGAGGGAGCCGCGGTGCCAGATGGCGGTGTCGGCGAGGGTGGGCTCGGTGATGCGGCCAAAGCTCAGGCGGAGGAGGACGTACTCGCTGAGGGCGTCGAATTCAGGGACGGGTTGGTTGTCGACGTAGACGGGGACGGCGGGGGTGAGGGCGCCGTAGGCGGTGATGAGGGGCGCTTCGTAGAAGGCGCGGATGGATTGGAGGGTCATTTGCCGAAGCCGAGGGCGCGCATGACGCGGTTGGTGGATTGCTGCAGGACCCGCAGCTGCTCGCCGCCCTGGTTGTAGGTCTCGAACCACCCTTTGGGGACGTAGTTGCGAGGGTTGCCCTCGGCGTTACGACCGGGCTCGATGTCCATCGCGCGGAGGCGGTACTCCATCTGGTTGCCGATGCTGTAAACGAAGGCGCTGCCGACCTTTTTGGGCTCGGGGACCTTGGCGTAGGTGATGTCGCGGATTTGGGGTTCGGGGCTTGGGTCGGCTCCCTTTAGGGAGGCGGGGATGTCGACGTCTCCGGCGCGGACGACCCACTCGTTCGCGAAGTAGCCGTCCCAGTAGGGGCTCGCGTCTTGGACCTCGTGCGCGAGTTGGGTGGCGGAGAGGCGGGCGATCTCACCGCCTGCCTGGAGGACGTCCTTGATCAGGCGGCTGAACGGCTTGGCCATGGCTACTCGGGGCGGACGAACGCGAGGTACATGACGGGTGCGTCTCCCTCGAGAGTGGTGACGTCGATGACCTTTGCGCGGATCGTGCGGTTGCCGCGAGTGAAGCTAAAGCTGTCGTTGGTGGTGATGTAGTTACCACCGATCTGGCCGGGATCGAGGAGGAGTTTGTAGTCGGTGGTGCGCAGCAGGCCGTTGGTTTCTTCGGCTTGGACGCGGGTGATGACGGCCTTGCAGGTAAACGAGGTGGTGCTGAGGGTGACGTTGCCGGTGGTGGTGTTGTACGTGGGGGTGCTGCTGGCCTTGAGGAAGGTGACGGTGCGGCCCCACTTCTTCAGGAGGGGGCCGGGCAGGCCGCTGAAGGTGGTGTCGATCTGGCTCACGAGCGGACCCTCTCAACGAGTTGGGGGGAGGAGTTGGTGAGCCAGGTACTGAGGATTGGGCGGAGCCAGCGGAAGCGGGTGAGTAGGCCGCCGGTGTCGGGGGCCCAGGGGGCGAAGTATTCGACCTCGAGGGCGTCGAGTTTTTCGCGCTTGGTGGCGCCGTAGGTGTTGGTGGAGCCGAGGGCGCCCGTCATCGCGGTCGGGGTCGTGGCGAGGGCGAGGGCGAGTTCGGCCTGGGCGTTGAGGATTTCCTTGGGAATCGAGGTGCCGTCGTTGGTGGTGCCGCTGGAGCTGGTGGCTTCGCGGGGCCACTGCAGGGCTTGGGTGGTCGAGACGCGGGCACCGGTGTAGCTCAGGGTCTCGAGCCAGCGGCAGGCGGTGATTAGCGCTTGGGCTTTGGTGTCGGCGCTGAGGGCCGTCCACTGCGCCTCGAACAGCGTGTTGGCGAAGTAGGTGGTGGCGTCGGCCACCGGTTGGTAGCTGTTGGCCGAGGCGCTGCCGAGGGTGGAGACGAGGGTGGGGGCCATCAGAGGGGGACGCAGATGATGTCGTAGCCCTGGCGCTTGAGGCGTCGGCGGATCTCGGGGACGAGATGGGGGTCGCAGTCGATGACTTTGAACATCTCGCTTTTGTGCGGCCGGAGGTGAACCGGCACGTCAGACGAGAGCTCGGCGTATATGCGGATGATGCCGATCATCGCCGCGCCTCCGTTAGGGACAGTCTAAGTGCGTATGGTTGGCTAACCTGATGTAGTTGCGTCAATAGTTAGATGGCCGCCCGCAAGTCCGCCCCCAAAGTCGAGGGGATGACCCTGCAGCAGCAGACGGATCTCACAAAGGTGAGGGCGTTGTCGGAGGTTGTGCCGGAGATTCAGCGGTTGCGCGACGAGGGGATGACGGTGCCGCAGATTTGTGCGGAGCTCGATGTCACCTATCACGTTGTTAATCAGGTGATCACCCAGAGCTACAAGATGGCGATGGATACCGTGGGCGTGTTTGAGCGGCAGGAGCGGATGCGGTTGGGGCTCGAGGAGGTGTGACGCACGCTGCGTAGGCAATAAAAAAGCCCCCGTTTTGCGGGGGCTTTGGTTTGAGCGCGGAGCGCTCAGGCGTAGACGCCGGTGTCGTAGGGGGTGTTGACCAGCAGGCGCACCATCGGGATGTTCTTGATGTTGGCGTAAGCCAGCGCCCAAGACGAGGTGTTGCCCAGGTTGCCCGAGGTGGTGGCGTTGGTGGGGTTGTCGCCGGCGGCGGCCCAGCGGGTGCCGCGGACGTGCTGCGAATAGTGGTAGTCGCAGATCAGGAGGTCCTGGAAGGAGCTCTTGTTCCGGTCGTACTCCACGCGCAGGTCCTGCTGTACGCCTTCCATCAGGGTGGAGGCGCCGCACAGATACACCGGATACTTGTTCAGGTGGGTGGCGGTGCCGCCAGCGATGACGCCGACTTGGTCGTCGACGATCACGCGGAGGTTGGCGAAGGTGGAGGCGCTCAGGCCGCGGAGACCGCTGTTGGCCGAGACGCTGCCGCCGGACACCAGCACTTGGGTGTAGCCGGTCTCTTCGAGATACGCAGCGACGTTGCTGTGCATCACGATGGTGGTCAGGTCGCCGGCGCGCTCACCCAGCTTGTTCTTGGCCTTGATCACGTTGGCCGCGGTCAAGTAGTTCGAGCTGGTGGCGGTGGTGGTGCCGGTGGCGTTGAAGGTGTTGGCGCCGAGGACACCGCTGCCGGAGATGTTGCCGAAGAGGCCGCCCAGCTGAGCCAGCAGGGTTGCGGTCTTCTTCTTGTTGATCGCGGCGGCGAGTTGGTCGGCTACGTGACCGAGGGGGTCTTCACCGGTGCCGAGCTTGCTGAGGTCGTCGACGGCGTACTGGAAACCGCGATGCAGGATGGTCGCAATTTCCTCGTCGGCGGTGACGAGTTGGGAGGTGAGGTAGCCGGCGCCGCTGGTGCCCCAGTCGTTGGTCGACTTGATTTGCTCCTCGGTGGGATCAATGAAGTCGAAGAAAGGCACGCGCACGCGGGTGCCGCCAGCGCGGGCGTCGAGGGCGCTGTTGCGCACCATCACGCCGGATTGGATGAAGGCGGATTGCTCGAAGATTCGCTCGCTCAGATAGCGAGTGAATTCGGGACGGGCAATGAGGTTGGAGAGGAACGTGCCCCCCATGTTTTGAAGAGACATGGCTCTTTAAGGCAGGGTTTCCGTGACTAACCCCGTTGGGCTTCGGCCATGAGTGCCTTGGCAAGTTCCGGGTTCTCGGTTTCGAGGCGGATGCGCTCGGTGAGGTTGCCGGTCTTGTAGGGGTTGCTCATGCCGGGAGCGACGCTCGTCGTGGCGGTGCTGCCCATGCCGCGGGCTCCGGTGGAGGAGAAGTGGTGCTCGTAACCGCTGCCGGGTGCTCTGAGGTTGCCGAGGTAGGCGTCGAGTGGTTGCTCCGCGCCCCCCGCAAGCACCACTGGACGGCCCTCGACGTCTCGGAGCTGCGAGTGCAAGAGGGCGTACATCTGGTCCGGGGCGATGGCGCCCGAGCGGGAGATGCTTGCCATTGCGGAGGCTTTCAGGCGCTCTTGGGCCGTGGCTGTCCTCTCGGAGGAAAGCTCGGCTTCAAGGGCGGTGATGCGCTCTTCGCGGGCAGCGATTGTTTGCTTCGCTTCTTCCCAGAGCGCTTTGTATTCGCCCTGGTCCTGGAGCTGCTGCTGGTTCCGTTGCTGGAGTTGGCGCTCAATGTCCTTCAACCGCTCGTTGAGCTGTTGGTTCTTCTCGCCGGCGGCGGCCTTGTCGGCTTGAACGAGTTCGAGCTTCTTGAGGACGCGCTGGTATTCGAGGAGGTCGACAGTTTGAGGCGCTTCGGGTGCAACCGCCACGGGCGATTGCGGATCAGTCACGGACTGGTCCCCGGTGGCTTCAACGGGCATTGGAACTAGAGGGTTACGTCATTAGTTTACATCCTACGCGCACACGTAGGTATTACTCACGGATGGGGATGACGACGCAGCGGCAGTGCGGGTGGACTTGGGGTAAGACTTCAAAACTCTCGAGGGATTGCTCGCGGCGACCGTCGAGGGGGCGGCAGATGGGGCAGGTTTTGGGGTCGAGAATGGCGACCCACTCCCAGGCGACGAGGTTGGGGAGGCGGTTCCAGATTTGGCGGCTTTCGGCGCTGTAGACGTTCCAGATCGAGGTGGTGATTAGGGCGTTGATGCGGGAGAGGGCGGTGTAGGCGATGCTGCCGCGGCGGACGATGGGGATCCGGCGGCCTTTGCGGGTGGCTTCGGGGAGGACGAGGGG